GAGTTGTAGAAAATTCAAAAGGTATTAATCTAGTTTTTTTAGAACTGTCTTTAACCTCTGCAATAAATTGTGTACCAACTCTCCTTGTAGCAGCACCTTGAGGATGAATTAAAAAATTTTCTAAAGTTTTTGTGCCTGATGAATATTTATCAAAATCACTTCTACCATCCATCTTGGCAGAAAATTCTCCAGATACAAAAGATGTTAAAGCTAATGTTGTTCTAGGCATATTTTTTTAAAAATTTCTTGTTGTGTTAAACCTTGCTCATCTTTTTTACATTTAGATGTAGCATCAATTTCATGTTCATTAATAATATCCACTAAAGCATATCGATAAACTCTAGTGTCATCTCCCCATTGAAAATGGAGTAACGATTTTGGCTCAGAATATTTTTCTAATAATCTTGGATCAAAAGCTGATTTAACCATTACAATCTAGCATCAGTAAATTCGTTGCTTTCAATTGTGCCTAATGAATTTTCAGTAGCATCAATAAATCTTGCTTCTCTTAATCTTTCATCTGCACGCTCCATATAATTATTTACAAGCGTTGCATTGTTTGTTACAGCGTAGGCAATATCAGCTGCTAATTGATGAGAAATAGCTTCTTGTAAATATACATCGTATTCATTTGGATCTGTTACTAAAGCAACATAAACTAAATAAACTGTGCCTTCGTTTGTTTTAACTTTTCTACCTTCAACTTTATAATCTATATCGCTAGCAATACTGTCAGTAACGCCAGTATGTATTTTTAAAACTCTTAAACAATCACTAGGCAAAGTATAAGCATAAGAATATTCGACAACTGGAGCCGTTGTATCTTGAGCTAACTGAACTCTTTTAGTTAAACAATTCCAAGCATGTGATCTAAAAACTCTATTTCTTACTGGCTCATACCTTTGATTACAAAGTCTCGCATTCTTACTGTCATCTGTTAATGCGGAAATTGTGCTTGCACCTAATAAGTTTAATGCACTATTTGCTATATCTACTACGCTTGCCATCTTTTATTTTCCTCACAATTCATTTCTAATCTAAATGGAATTCCTATTTGAACTAAATTCTTATAAATCTGATCGCCAATAATTTTACTTTCAGCCATACATTTTTCATAAGATCTAAAAAACTTTTTTTCTTTTTGTTCGTACTGCATACATTCAAAGTAAGGCGAACAAACTATCGCTACAATTACAAAACTTTTAAACATTAATTGATTGAGATACCTGGCGAATTGCTCCGCCAGGCATTTATTTTATGGATTACTCAACAGTATAGAAAACCATACACTTAATTGTGCCAGTTGCGTCTCCGCCACCAGTTGTAATTAAAATGTCAGTTTCTGCTGTTTGTTCGTATGCAACACCATCGATAGCACCATCTTCAGACATAACTACTTTTCCAGCAGTAGCCGCAGCTGTTGCTGTAATGTATCTGTCTGCATCTGAGCTGTCGCCAACTGCAAGAGTTACGCCAGATCCTAAAGCTCCATGATGTATTACTACATCATAAACTTTCGCACCTTTTGGTAATTTCGCAACTGAAATGTCAGAGCCAGAAGCTAAAGAAGAAGCTTCATAAACATCGTATTGCACTCTTACTTTACCAGACCACTCGCTGCTATCAGTGTTAACCACTGGATCAGCAGTAGCGTTAGTAAAATTTGTACCTTTTACACTAGCCATGATTATTTCCTCCTATTACGCTTCGTACGCTTCAATCGAAACAACTTTACTTTCTTCCATTCGAGTTGCACCAATTGATTGACATACATAAACTTGAGTTGCATAGCCTTTGTCAGATCTCTCATCAATTCTTGTCATGATGTCTTGACCTAACGCCATCTTCACACCATCCATAGCCCATGCTAAGCATAGTCTTTTGCTTGATGATGTAGATAGTCTGTTAGAGACTATGAAATTAAAACCTAAAAACGAATTGATTTCTCCATTCGCTAAAGCTTTAATTGTGTTGAAATCCGAACTTGTAACTTCAGTAGTTCCTAATAAGTCTGTAACTTGTTTAGGAGATAAAGCTATAAATCTCGGAATTGAAGGATCTACATTACCAAGATCTAAGATTTCTTTTGCTTGTCTTAGTTTAGCAATTGTCATTCCTCCAGTTGACGCTTCAGTTATCTTTTGTGCGACTGGAAGAGGTACTGATGTTGAACCAGTTTCTCCAGTGTATGCAGTTCCAGATATTGCAGCGATGATTTCATCATCTTGAGCTCTGCCTAAAGCATAAGCCGCAGCTAAAGCGTATGATGATGTTGGATCGATCAGAGTTCTGATCTTATCTTGATTGTCGATTAGATCAGCGTACTCGTAATCTACCAATGATACTCTCCGTCTAGCGTGAGGAGTGTCGATTTGAGGTGTATCAGAATGTCTAGTAACACGCTTTTGAGCTGTCACAGATCCCACTTGTTCAAAGTAGGAATGCTTTCCCATTACACTCTCAACATCAACAGTTCCACGAAGGAGACTACCTTTTTGTTGGCTTAATAAAGCAACATTGTTTGAATATTGCTGAACAAAAGCCGTAGTAATTTGATTTGACATGGTCAAACCTCCTTTTGTTATTGGTTGATTATTGATTTAATCGATTTGATTTTCCGCAGATGCGGATCTCGTCTTTGCCTTTAAAGTCTGCAATTAGACTTTTTTCTTAGAGGTTTTGCATTCGCAAAGTTTTCTCTTTGAAGATTGTATAGACCAATCGAAATATTTTTGAGCAATTGGCAGAGGATCTCTACGATCATTCTCTGGACCAAATTCAACAGCCAATCTTAAACATTCAAGTTTAATTTCAATGTCTGTTATCATTCCGCCTGGTGTAAATTTTTCACTAGCCATTAAGTAGTTCTCTTAATTTTAAAACTTCTTGAACAGCTTTAGCATGATTAGGATGTGTCTTACTCCAATATGCTGAGCCTTCTTGAGTTAGCTCGTTAATTTCTTTTTCAATTTCTTTATCCGTCATATAGCCAGATGTATCGCCTTTAATGATTTCATCTTCTGATAATTTGTCAGCTAAGTTTGAAAAAGCTTTAATGATATTAATATTATCTCCAAGCCTTGAGCCGTCTTGTAGGATTGTGTTTTCTAAAAACTCCTCTCCTAAAGTTCCAACAGCTAATCGTTTAGCTTGGTCTAATCTTTTAGAATACTGAGGACCAAATTCTTTTTTTAAATCTGTCTCAGTTTTTAATTGAGCATCTGCTGCTCTCTGTTCTAAAGAACTAGCTTGATTGTTACTTAACTCATTGTAAAATTTAATTAAACCTTCAGCTTGTTTAGGTAATAAACCTAATTGATGAGCCGTTTTATTAAATTCAGCAACTTGAGTTTGATCCAGTTGATCAATGTTATATTTATAATCTTCTGGTTTTTCTGGTGCACCTAATCGTTTGAAAACTTCTTTCCAATCGTCATCAGTTGCGTGTTTGTTAGGAACTGGAATTTTATCCGCTCCTACAAGTTTTTGAGCATGAAGATAACTCTTTAAGAGATCTTCCATATTGTTAAAGTTTTGTAGAGATTTTTCCTCTCTATAACTTTGTGGAATTAAATCTTTAAAATTTACTTCCTGGTTTGTCGATGCCGTTGCATCTGTATTCTGAACAACAGCAGTCGTTTGTTCAGATTGAGCTGGTTGCTCAGTTGTCTGATTTTCCATAATTTACCTATTGGTTATTTTGACTTGATCATAGCTTTTATAAAAAGTGCGATTGATCGCTGTCCTTCTAAATAAGCCGTTTCGTGACTGTTATCTTTACTGAAAGTTGTCGAACTCTCATGACATCTAATGCAGAGGTCATCTAAAACTCTTTTGCCTTCTTCTGATCCGAAAACAATTTTATAATCTTTTTTTAATTGACTTAATCTTTTTTCAATTTCTTTATTGCTTAAATCCATTTTGAACTACTTTTGCTAGTGGTGCTGCATTCTTGGCAACTTGACTTTCATTAAGTTGTTGTTGCATTTCCATTTGCATTTGTTGTTGTTGAGCTCTTTCTTCTCTTATTTGTTGGACTTCAGCATCTGATTTAATCATCTTAGCTGGTAAGCCTAAAATATTAATCAGTTGTTTAATTAATCCGTTCTCATCAATGTAATCCATAACTGGCATCGCTTGAGCCATTGAGCCAAATAATTCTAATCCTCTCATTATAGATTGTAGCTCAGATGATTTTTGAGCTAGAGCAATTGGAGAAACATATTCAATATTTAATTCTTGAGATCTTAAAATAGCTGGAGCCATTTGAAATAAATTATTTCTAAGCATAATATTAAAAATTCTAATGATCATTGGAGATAATAATTCAGACTGCAATCTTCCTAAGACTGGTCCTAGTATTCTCATTTTTTCTTCTTGTCTTTGTAAGACTTCAGTCGCAGTCATATTTCTGTTTTCAGTTATAACTAACTGATCAACATGAAACATTTTAAGAATAGCTTCTCTTCTTTGATTTTCAGAATTTAAAGTTATAGAAGTATTGGCATTAATATTTAAAGGCTCAATCCTATCTCGAGAGCCAGCTCGATAATAATTAATACTACCTGGAGCCATTCTGATTGGAGCTAACATTCCATCATCAGGAATGAGTAGAGGAGGATCGATTTGTTTGGCAGCTGCCTTTAAACTATTCTCCACCATCTTATTAAGTACCTTAACATCAGGTAAAGCATTCATACCTGGAGATCTGCCGTAGATTTCTGTTGAAGCTTTTAAATATCTTGGAATGACATAAGGATTTTCTTTAAAGCCACCGATCATAATTATATGACCAGTACTTTCTTCATAATAAATAGATTGGAAAGGCATATTCTTTTTGTCCTTTTTCTTAGGATCAAATTCCAATCTTGGTCTTACAACATGTATAATCGTTAATTCGTCAAATGGATTTTTCTTAGCAGAATTTAAAACTTCTTTTGAAACATTTTCCATACCAAATTTATCAAGCACTGCTTGAGCTGGCATTTTAAATTTACGATAAATTGTATCGACATATCCTTTTTTATTTTCCTGGATATAAATTTCTTTTATGTGTCTTGCAGAAAAATTTAAAACATCTTCATCATCTTCTTCGATCATTAGGCACGCTGTGCCAAAAGCAATTAGATCGTGGTAGCATTCAAAAATCTCTTGTTGGAAATTAGATTTAGCAATCGCATCGTACATTCGTTGCGTTGCATCTTCTAACCATTCTTTTGCTTCGTCACTGTCGTTTAATTCAGTTTCTTTAAATCTTAATGAAAACCATCGGTTTGCCGATGAAGTTAACATTCCATGTAAAGATGCTGCTAACAATTCTAAAGCGTGAATAGGAGTTGCATCGAATATAGATATATTTCTTTTATCTCCAGCAGCTCTCTGTTTAGTTATTTCTGCTTTTCTAGGAAGCATATAATCAGCAACTTCTTGCCAATGGCTCTCCCAGTTAGATCTTTTTTCCATTAGCCTAGACAGATTATCTTTTAGCTGCCTAGCTAAATTTCTAAATTCTTGTGATTGCATTATTTATTTTTTCTTTTTCCAGCCACGCTTCATAGCTGCGTAAGCTTTCTTGCTTACTGTTGATTTAGATTTAGGTCTTGAAATACCTAATCTTCTTCTACGATTAATGTTTTCTACTAAGCTCATCCTAATAAAGATTTTTTTCCTAAAGTCGGAAGCGAAGATCCATTACTACCTAAAGTTAAAATAGTAGAAGATCTGCCTCTTCTTTTATTCTTTAAAATGTTATCTGCTGTTTGGTTCATCTCAACTGATGTTGGTCCATCATTACCAGTTTGATTTGAATTATTCATTTGAGCTGGTACTTTTGGTTGCTCAGCTGATTTTTTTACAGCACCTACTTTTTCAGCTAAATTTACTACTGGACTAAAACCACCCATAATTAATCCTTTTTCTTATTAGCTTTATAAATTTCGTAAGCTGTTGCTGGCACGCCTATCTTTGACCAAGCTGAAATTTGATCGCCAATCTTTTTACTGTTCATCTTTGCAATTTCTTTGATTGCAAATTCATTTGCTTTTTTCTCAACAAATTTGAATGCAGATTTAATTGGACCAGCGGCTCCAGTTTTCATAGAACTAAAATCATCTTGCATCGGATTGATTGATCTAGTTCTTGGTTTTTTATTGTAGTTGTCTGGCATATTGTTATCCTCCTAATAAAGTTTTTTTGCCTAGTTTGTATTGTTTGTTATCTAAAAAATCTGTGGGGTATCTTTCTCGATATTGAGCTTTTTGTGCAGCAGTAAATTTCTTGTATGCTCCAGTAGTCGTAACATCTTTCAAATCATCTCGACCAGTAGATTTTGTATAGCCTTGTCTTGCTCGAGCAAGATCATCTACTCTGTCCTCAGCAAAAGGCGAACTAAAACCTAAATATTTTTTTCCAGTTCTTTGTTCATAATCTTTTATTTTTTTTAAGCTTGGATCATTTAAACTTTTAACTTTTGTGTAAGGTGTAATAGTTCCCATCTTACGCTCCTAATAAAGTTTTCTTTTGAATATTCTCATCAGCAATAGTGTTTAAACCAGAGCCAGTTAGAATAGTTGATCGTCTGCCTTTTCTTTTCTTTTCAGCATCCGCCAAAGCTTGAGCTGCAAGTCTGTCTCTTTCTTTATCTTCATAAGAAGGAACATCACTTGTCTCTGGCATAACCAGAGGTGGTGGAGACGGAATTTTTGGATTGAATATTGATCCCATAATTATATTACCTTGTAGTTTAAGTCGTGTTGTTGTTGTCGTTGATTGTTAAACATTTTATGTTCTTGCAAACCAGTTGCTAATGTTCTTAAAGCATCCGCAGCATGTGAGCTCCAATCGTGGACAGGTTTTATTTTATAAACTCTTTCCTTATCAGAAAATTTTCTGTGATAATGACGAAGAGCATTTATTAATTTAGAGCAGTTATCGACATCGATTAAACATCTTGGCAACAACATCTTAACGGCATGAATACCATCTTCGATTGGCATCTTAGGTGCCACTCTAAATTTTAATCCCATTTGGTAAGCAACCTCTCTTCTAGTTTTGCCAGATGAGAACTCGGTTTGCTCAATATCATGCGGTCCGTAATTTTCGCTAATGATATAATCTTTTTCCTTTATAACTTGAGCGTAGTGGGGAAACGCTTCGTTTCTATTTTCGTAGTAATCAACAATATGAATTTGATGACCAATCTGCTGAAAAAATATAATAGCGGTTTGATCATTAAAACCTAGATCCCAGGCAGTATGCACTGGATAGCCAGGATTAACTGGCACTCTAGTTATTTGTTTTTTGTCCTCCAAGGAGGCAATAATATCTCCATAGATAGATCCTTGAATATTACCTATGAAAGAGCATTCAAATTCTTGCTCATACTTTTGAGCACCCATCACAGCTAAAGCTGCATCGAGTTCCTCTTGATCTACTATTTTTGTTTGACTAGCTTTAGCAACATGCAA